GTTAGCCTTGGGTGGCGATGTCGGCGCGCTGGGTGCGGTAGCTAAGGGTGTAGCGCGCAGGCAGGTAGGCGCTGGTGACTTCAAAGGTTTTGAGGTCCCAGTCGGTGTCGGTCTCGGTGATGGCCAATGTCAGGGCTTGCAGCTGTGGGCTTGCCAGCAGGGCGGCATGGGCGGCTACCAGCAGGGCATCGGCTTCAAGCTCTGGCGCGGGGCCGCTGCGCCCGGCTTGGCGGGCAACGGCTACCAGCGTCAGGGTGAGCTGGCGGTCTGTCACGGTGTTGCTGCGCTTTTGCACGGCATCAAGTTCTGGCAACAGCAGCAGCGCGGGGGTTTGCTCGCGGGTCAGAGGTGCTGTGGGGCTGCGGATGAAGGTGGCCCCGGTGGCGCTGGCCACGCTGGCCATGGCCGCGCTGATGGCTTGCAGGATGCGCTCGCGTACAGAATTGCTCATGGGGCCTCACTGGCTTCAAGCTGCTCTAGCACCAGGCGGGTCAGGCCCCCTGCGCCCTGGCTGTCTGGCTCGGCGCTGCGCACGATGTAGTCAATGCCGTTGACGGTGACTTCAGCGCCTGCCGGGGTGGAGGTGATGGCGGCCGTGAGCACGGTGAGTGTGGGGCGGCTGGCATCAAGGTCAATCTGGCCATAGGCGGCTGTAGCGTAGGCGTTGTCGAACAGGCCTTTTACCGTGCGGCCATCAACGATGGCGTCCCCCCCAAGCCGGCTGACAGCGGTGGTGCTTAGGCGAGCGTTGAGGGCGGCAAAAGACATGCGCGGGGCTTCTGGTATGGAGATTAGGCGGCAACAGCGGTGTAGCAGCCGAGCTTGATGGCCACGGTGGCGCTGGGGTTGGCGGCAGCCTCAACGGCGATGCCAACGCATTGCTGCGCAGTTGTGGTTTTGTTGACGCATTTGTTGGTCGCGTCCCAAAACACGCGGTCTCCCACGGCAATGGCCAGGGCGCTGGTTTTTGCAATGGTCACCACGCCTTCAATCAGGAATTCGCCCGGAGTGCTGATGACGACAGGGTTGATGGCAACGCCAAACAGGCTGGTGCCAAAGAGATAGCCAACACCAGCGGCTACGGCGGCGGGGGTGAGGGTGAGTACTTCACCCTCTTGCTTGTAGTTGTTCATGATGTGTGTGTCTTTCGTGGGAGGGGTTAAGCGCGGGCGGCTTTATGCGCCTGTGGAGCGGACTGCGCCACGGTAGTCAACGCCGGCAATGCCGTAGTCCATGCGCACTTTCCAGCGAGCACCGTCCACATCAAAGCCGTTTTCAAGCTCCAGGTAAGGGGTGTCGATGCCGTCCAGAAATGCGACTTCAAGCACCGGGGCTTGGTTTGGATCTGCAAACAGGAACCAGGGGTTGCCAGTCAGGCGCGGGGTGCCCACAATGGTGGCTACCATGCCGGCGGCAATGTTGGCGCGCTGGAGTTTGTTGGTAGCGTCGGGGTCGTAGGTGCTGTTGTTGACTACCTTGGCTTGACCAACAATGGCATCGGGACCTAGCCAGACTGCGGGGCTGAGCGCCAGGTAGTCGTTGCCAGACACGTCCTTTTGTGCGCTGAGGACGACGCGGGCCGCTTCAAAGCTGGTGACGGTGGGCGCACCCGTAGAGACGTTGAAGTGGTTGGCGTGGAACAGGGTTACACCGTCGGCCAGTGTGGGGCCCATGCCGGCGTTAAGGGCCAACATGGCGTAAACATCGGCTTCTACCGTGCGTTTTGCAGCGCGGCCCAAGCTGGAGCTCAGGCCGGTGAGTGCGCCTAGGTCATCGTTAATGACGGCTTCACGGCTGATGTTGATGATGTTGCCTTTGGTGCCCACGGTGATGCTGGACTTTTCGCCATCAGGGATGGTTTTGTTTTTGTATTCACCCAGCTCGTTTTTGGTCTCAAGGTTGCTTAGAGACCCAACCCGGTAGCGGGCGTGCGCGCGAAAATCGCTAACGGTGCCACGTGCACAAAACATGGTCCATGTGTCGGCCTGCAGGGCATAAGCACCCAACAGCGTTTTGTGCATGATGTTTTCAAGCAGGATGGGGAAGTCGCCCGTGCCTTGGGTGAAGGCACTGCCAACAATGGCGCGCTGGTCCATGCCATCGGTTTTGATACCGGCGCGTGCTAGGCACATTTCTGCCAGGTTGAGCAGTTTGCGGCCACGATAAGGGTTAGCGCTGTCGGCACGCACAGGGCCAGTTTTGTCAACAGTGATGTTGGCGCGGGCCAGCACCGCTTGAATCATGGCATCGCGGTGTTTGTCGCCTTCGTCTTGCACGGTGTTGACGGTGATGTGGCCTGCAATTGGGGTGGTGTCCTTGGCAAGATGGGCCAGCAGCTTGAGCCCTGCTGCTGCGGCGGTGCAGGTGTGGTCTGCCTGGCAGGCTGCGCGTAGGGCGGCTACGCCTTCGCGGTCGGCAAATTTGGTGAAGCTGGCAAAGATGTCTTCGCGCCGGGCGTTGTCTGCGGCCAGTGCGGCTTGCACGGCTGCAGCGTGGGTGGTGTCGGTGGCGGCTGCGTTGGGTGCGCCAGCCGCCGTGGTGTTGACTGTTTGAGTCATGGTGGGTGCTTTCAGTTGATGTGTGGCTGCTGCCACGGGGCGGGGGAAACGGGTTTGTGCTGCGGTTTGCAGGGCTGCCGATGCGGCTATGGGCAGGGCTGTGGTAATGGTGTCTGCAAATCCGCCGGCCTGGGCTTCTTGGGCTGTGTAGTAGTGGTCTGCGCCATCAGTCAGCAGGGCTAGCATGGCGGCCAAGGGTTGGCCGGTTTTGGTGGCATAGCTGTTGGCCATGGCGCTGGCAAATTGGTCGAGCATGGCGGCGGTTTCGCGCAGGGTGGCGCTGTTGCCAGCCACACCCGTCCAGGGGGCGTGTACCATCAAAATAGCGTTTTCTGCCATTTCAACTTTGTCGCCGGCCATGGCGATTAGGCTGGCGATGCTCATAGCCACACCGTCAACCACGGTGGTTACGCTGGCGGTGTGGCGTTTGATGGCGTTGTAAATGGCCAGGCCATCAGGAACGCTGCCACCAAAGCTGTTGATGCGGATGGTGATGGTGCCGGCGGTGATGGCGGCAATGTCTTTGACAAATTGCGCTGCGGTGACGGTGTCGGCATACCAGCTTTCGCCAATGTCGCCATAAATAAAAATTTCGGCTTCGGATTGGGTCGGTTGTCCTGCTGCTGCTACCGGGGTTTTTTGGCGGATGCTGTACCAGGGGGTTACATGGCTGTTTCCTGCGGCGGGTTGGGTGGCGTTTTGTGTCATGGATGGGCAATGTAGGGTTTGGGGTGTCCAGTCTTTAAGCAAATGACTGGACTATTTTTTAAGGTGTGGTGGTGTCGGTGGGCACGGTGGCTTCAGGGGTGGTGGTGCCTGCTGCTGGGGTGCCGGTGTTTTGGTTGGCTGCGTCGCTGCTGAGTACCAGGCCGGCGCGGGCTACTTCTTTGCGCCACTGCACAATTTGCTCTAGCACGTCGCGCGGGTTGCGCCCGCCTTTGCGGATGGCTTCAACTTCGCTGGTAAATCCGGCTTGGGTGAGTACCACCAGGGCTTCGGCTTCTTTCATGGGGTCGATCCATGGCATGGCCTGGGCAATAAAGAGGGCGTCGTTTTCGGTGCCGGGTAGCACGTCTTTGGGTTTGGGTACAGCACCACTGAGGGCAGCGGCTTCTACAAATCCGTCCCAGCAGGGTTTGACAAAGAGGCCGGTGAAGGCATCGGTCAAGGCGGCATAGTTAATCCACTGTTCGACCAGCTCCTGGCGCTGGGCGCTGTAGGTGCCGTTGTAGTCACGGGCGATTGAGCTGTAACTGGCCCCCACGCCAGCGGCTACAGCGCGCAGCTGGCCCTGGCGGAAGGTGACCACGTTCGGGTTGGGCCGGTTGCTGTCGATGAGGCCTATTTCTTCGCCAACCGCTAGGCCGTCGATGATCATTCCGGGGGTAAGGCGCAGGTCGCGGGCTATGGGGTTGCCGTATTCGTCAGTTGCAGCGGTGGTGGTGTCGTAGCCGTCGGGGTTGGTTTTTTTGACATAGGCAGTTAGGGCGGCAGCCACTTTGGCGGCAATGCGTTCGCTGTCTTCGTAGTCTTTGATGTCTTCCAGGCGGGCTATGACGCTGGCAAATTCGCTAACGCCGCGCACTTGGCCTATGCGGTCGCGCAGGGCTACGTGAATGACGCGGTCGGCACTGATGCGTTTTAGGTCTTGCAGGCTGTAGCTGTTGGGGGTGGTTCCGTCAAGGGGGTTGCCACGGTAGCTGTAGTAGGCAATGGGGCGGCCCCAGGCGTTGCGCTCGATGCCCTGGCGGATGCGGTCGCCCTGGTCAAGAGTAAGCGGCACCAGGTCGGCCTCAAACATTTCCAGGCTATAGGGTACGGCGCTGGCATGCACAAGGCCAGGCATGGGGCCGATGATTTCTTGGGCAAAGACTTCGCCATCGCGCAACCAGGTTCGGGCGCACAGGCGCTGCATGGAGGCATCAGTGTGTAAGCCGGTAACCTCGGGTGCAGCGCGCCAGGTGCGGTGGGCGCTGCGCAGGGCGGCGGCATATTCCTCATGGATGCTGCCGTCTTTGCGCCGTGGCTGTGGTTCGATGCCGATGCCAGCGGGGCCAACGATGTTGTTGGTCATGGTGCGCAGGATGCCACGGGCAATGTCGCTGTTGCGCTCCATGTGACGGGCCTGGGCCATGATGGCCGGGGCACTGCGTTGCACAATTTGGTTTGGACTTAGGCGGTCGTAATAAAACTTGCGGCTGCGGCTGGGGGTGGCTGATTCATAGGCGTTGTAGGCGCTGATGTGGTTGAGTGCGTGGCGCGCACCAATGCGTTTGAGGCCGGCCACCGGCGACAGGTAGCCTATGACGCGGTCGATCAGGGTGGGTTGGTGTTTTGGCATGGCACGCAGTAATTCGGTGGGTTAGTTAAAGCGGGCGCTGGTGTAGGTCATGCCGCCAAAGGTTGGTTGTCCAGAGACTGCGGCACTGAGGCGGTCTACCGTGCGCTGCCACTGGGCAATGCCTTTTTGCACCAGGGCGAGTTCGGTTTGGCGTTCGCTGCGGTCGGTGCCGCCACTGCCAAAGCGCACTTCTTGGGCTTGCAATATGCGGGTTTCGGCTTCTTGGTATTCAGCCAGTTTGGCTTGGGCTTGGGCTAGGGTGGTCATAGGGCGTTGACCATAGCGGCGAGCCTGTCCAGTTTTTAAGCAAATGACTGGACTAAATTTTTAGGGTGCACGCGTGTGCACAAACGGGTTATGGTTTTTTGGCCATGATTTGATAGAGCCGAGATCGTTTTATGCTGTATTTTTTCTGAATTTCTGGCTGGTTGGTGCCGTTGAATTCGCGCCGTATTTGGGTGTCGCGGTATTCAATGTGACGTGGTTCTGCCGGGATGTAGATGCGCTGGCAGCCTGCGCGTTTACGCCATCCTCGCACCAGGGCAATGGCAATCATGGCGGCAAATTCATCGTGCAAGCCTGTTTCTGTTTTAAGGATGTCTTGCATTTCGCGCTGTAAAAACAGGGCGCTTGATTCTTCGGCGGCGGGGGTTGTTTTGGCAGGTGGCATAAGTGGTGTTGGTTAAAGGCGACTGCCCCAGCCGGCGGGAGTGAAGGGGCTGGGGGCAAATGGGGATGCTGGGCTGGGTTTTTGTTTTGGTTTTGGTGCAGCGGTGGCGGGTGCTGATTCGACGGGCGCGGTGTAGGTGATGGCGGGTGGCGCGGCGGTCTCTAGCACACTGGCTTGCAGGGTTGCAGCAGGCGCGGCAGGTGTGGCTGATTGCGTGCGGGGGTTGTCGAACAGGTCTTGGCCTTGGGCGTTGAGTTCGGCACGCAGCCAGTCGCTTTCGCGCCAGCGGTCCAGGCCCAGCAGGTGGGCTGCTGCCAGGGCATAGACGGCGCAGTCAAGGGCTTCGTTGCGCCGGCCTGAGGGTTTGACCCATTCGAGGCGGGGATGGCCTTTGACGTAGCGGGTGATCATGCGCTCGGCGGTGAGTTGCTCGAACACTTCGGGGCTGTGGTGTTTGCTGATGTGCACGTAGCCGGGGCCGGGTTCGCCGTTGCGCAGGCGGCCATAGATTTCGGCTTTGGCGGTGTCGGTGCCGATCGGCCAGAGTTTCACGCCGTGGCGAATTTTTTTGCCGCGGTGGTTGATGTCTTGGTCGGTGGGTTTGCCCAGCACGGCTTTGCCGCTGATCGACGCGCCTTTGACGGCGTGCACGCTGGCGTGTTGGTGGCGGCGGGCGTAGTCATAGACGGCTTGGGTGTGGTGGCCACCGCTGTCGATCATGGTGACGCGGATGGGCAGGGTGCGGCCGCTGGCGTGTTGGATGGGGGTGCGCCGGTAGTCGGTGAGCTCGGTCCAGGGGCTTCCGGGTTCGCCTTCGGGCAGGCCGGGGTCGCCGTAGCAGATTTTTCGGTCAACCAGCTGGCGCTCCATGCCCCGGCCCCAGGCCCACACGTAGGCTTCAAGGCGGTTGCCTTGGGTGTCAACGCCCATGGTGAGTGTGTACAGG